TTTTACTCCACAAATCTTTAGTCAGAAAGTTCAAAAGTTCTTCAGAAGAGCATCAGTGGTAGAAGATATTACTAACACTGATTACGCTGGAGAAATTGAAAACTTTGGTGACACAGTAAAGATCATTAAAGAGCCCACAATCACAGTTAAAGATTATGCTAGAGGTCAAACAGTTGATACACAAATATTAGCTGACGACCAAATAACTATGACTGTTGACCAGGGTTCATACTTTGCTTTTAAAGTTGATGATATTGAAGAAAGACAATCTCATGTAAACTTTGAAGCTCTTGCAACCTCTTCAGGTGCATATTCATTAAAAAAGGCGTATGACTACAATGTATTGAAGTTTATCTATGATAACGCTTCTACATCAGCTAGTGATACTGGAACTGATGGTTCACCAATTGATGGTGACGCAGCAGCTGACACTTTAGCAGATGTTGTATCATCAGCTAAAAAAGTTCTTGATAAAAATGATGTGCCAGAAGAAAATAGATGGCTAGTTGCACCACCTGAATTTTTTGAGCAATTAAGAAAATCAGGTGCTAAACTTTCTGACCAATCAGTAATGGCTGATGGCGGTGCATCTCAAATCAGAAATGGTAAAGTCACAGACAGACCATTATTTGGTTTTAACATGTACTCAACAAACGCTATTGCAGTGTCTAGTGGATCTGCAGCATCTCATACATTCGGTTCAGCTGGATCAAATGAGTTTGCATTTTTATACGGACATGCGTCAGGAGTTGCAACTGTAAATCATATCGCAAAAACTGAATTGATCAGAGACCCTGATTCATTCGCTGACGTAGTCAGAGGCTTACACGTTTACGGAAGAAAAATTCTTAGAGACGAAGCAGTAAGATCTGGCGTAATAACAATAGGTTAATTAGGAGGATAATAGAGAACTATGGCTACTTATGACTTAACAGCAGCTGGTGGAACTACTGGACATCCGTCTAATGGTAGAACACCTTATTTAGTTGAAAATACAATTGACGTAGCAGCAATCAATGGCGACTCTGGAGCAGCACAAAATGATGTTCTTAGAGCTCTTGACATCCCTGCAGAAACTTTAATCATGGAAGCTGGAATCGAGGTAATCACTGCATTATCTTCTTCAGTAACTCTTGATTTAGGTATCACAGGTGGTGACGTTGACAGATACGTTGATGGAGATACTAACGCTACAGGATTCTCTGCACCAACAGCTACAGCTAGAACTATAGTTGCAAGTGCGGATACTCTTGATGTATTAGTACTAAGTGCAGCAGCAGCGGCAGGTAAAATCCGTGTGTTTGCAGTACTTTGCGATGTATCAGGTATTGACGAAACTGACAGAAATACAAGTACTCAGCAAGACACAGCTGTGTAATTTGTTTAATATTAGAGGGGGCTATATGCCCCCTTTAACTAATACCCCTTATAACATTTAGGAGATATATGGCTATTCACGATTTAACAAAAAAAACTAATGCTAGTACAGGACAAAGAGTTATTCCATTAGGGCCAGTTGATAATACTATGAGGGTTATTAAATTAGAAAAAAGACTTAATGATCAAGAGCAAAAATTAGACAAAATTTTAAATTTATTACAGCATGGCAACAACTTACCTAACACTGACAAACAGGGTTCTTAGAGAACTTAACGAAACAGAATTAACTTCAAGCACGTTTGCCTCTAGTAGGGGTATACAAACTGCTATTAAAGATTTTGTAAATAAAAGTATTCATGATATATACAATGAAACAGGTGAGATACCTTTGTTGTATTCAAGAACATCACAAGATTTAACTATTGCTGATAATGAATATAGTTTTCCAGCTGACTTTAGAAAAGCAGATATGGATTCATTTTTTCTTAAACCAAAAGAATTAGTTACTAATAGTGAGTTTGAATCTAATATAAGTAGTTGGACAACTGGAGATGGATCACCATCACATACATCTAGTGGTAATGGTAGATTAAATTTAAATGATGCAGCAGCATATCAAGCTATTAGCACTACAGTAAATAAAACTTACAAATTACAAATTAGAGTATTAAGCCCTAACAGTTCATCAAGTGCACTAATTGTTAGAGTTGGTACATCTGCAGGTGGAACACAAAATTTAAATACTACAAAAGCTGTAACTAATTTTAGAGAAGGTGCTATACTAAATACTACATTTACAGCTACAGCACAAACATCTTATATTTATGTAGAGTCAGATGGTGTACAATTAGATGTTGATTATGTAAGAATATCAAGAAGTGATATACCACTTAGAAAATTAGTATATGTATCATATGATAATTTTTTACAAGTTTATAAAGTAACTGATGATACAAATAATAGTGGTAATTATTCTGACCCATTAAGAGTATACATTTTACCAGATCATTCTGCATTTGGTGTAAGTCCAAGACCAAATACAAATGAGTATGTAGTTCATTATGATTACTATACTACGCATACAGATTTATCAGCACATGGTGATACTATGAGTTTACCTGATAGATTTTCAACATTAATTATAGATAGAGCTAAATATTATACTTACATGTTAAGATCAGATCCACAACATGCACAATTAGCAGATAGAGATTTTCAAAGAAAACTTAGATTATTAAAAGTAGATTATGCTACTAAGAATGATTACATGAGAAGCGATACAATAGGTGAAAGTATTGCTACAAATATAGGGGGCAGAGTATCATAATGGTTATGGAATTTAAAGATAAGAAGATGCAAGAACCAGAAGATAACATGAGATATGCTGAAAAGAAAGCTGTTAGAATGATGAACAATGGTTTAAATAATCAAGATGATAGTAACTTAATAAAAAAAGAAAAAAAAGATTTTGAGCTATTAAAAACAAAAGAAGCTAAGTCAGATCTTTTTGGGCCACTAACAAATAAAGAAACAGAACGATTACAGAATTTATCTATAAAGAGAGAAAAAGATAAAGATGCCAACTACTGATTTAATATCACCATTCGTAGTAAGTTGTGCTGGGGGTTTAACACTTAACAAAGACGTGTTTTCTATGGCTCCTGGAGAAGCTCTTATACTACAAAATTTTGAACCTGATATTAGGGGTGGGTATAGAAGAGTTGGAGGAACAGCTTTATACAATAGCAGTATTATTCCAGAAGGATCTAGCAACACTAGTAAAGTTGTAGATTGCACAATAGTATTTAACAACCAAATAATTGTAGCTAGAGGTGGTGATATCCATAGAGGTACAACTAGTGGTAGCTTTACAAGTTTAACAACTGGTCTTGGTACATCTACTAGAGCATATGACTTTGAAAAATTTAATTTTGATGGAACAGATAAAGTTATTATTGCAACAGGACATTCACCTGCACAAATAATTAATTCTAGTTTTGCAGTTGATGTTGTAAATGCAACAGGTGGTGGTACAGCTCCAAGTAATCCTAAGTTTGTAAAAGCATTTCAAAACCATATGTTTTATGCTGGTGCAACTAATTCACAAGAAGTTATATTTAGTGTACCATTTGCAGAAGATAATTTTACATCAGCTAGTGGTGCAGGATCATTTAAAGTTGACTCTGCTGTTGTTGGGATGAAAGTATTTAGAAATGAATTAATTATATTTTGCGAAGATAGAATATATAAATTAACAGGAACATCATCAAGTAATTTTGCAGTACAAGAAGTTACTAGAAATATTGGATGCAGAGATGGTGGTAGTATTCAAGAGATTGGTGGTGATGTTATATTCTTAGCACCAGATGGTTTAAGAACTATTGCTGGTACAGCTAGAATTGGTGACGTTGAGCTAGGCTCTATCTCTAGACAAATACAGTCTAGAATTGATGATATAGGATTAAATAGAATATCGTCTTTAGTTATTAGAGATAAATCACAGTATAGATTATTTTATCCTACTACTACTGGCCCACAAGGTTCATCAAAAGGAATTGTAGGAGTATTAAAAAATAATCCTAATACAGGATCTATTGGCTTTGAATATTCAGACATGATAGGTATTAAACCAGCATGTACAGATTCAGATTTTATTAGTGGAGTAGAAACACAAGTATTTGGTGGATTTGATGGTTTTTTATACAAAATGGAAACTGGTAATACATTTGCTAATGGCTCTACTAATGAAACTATATTAGCAGTATTTAGATCTCCAGATATGGTAATGGGAGATCCAGGTGTTAGAAAATACATGCAAAGAGTTAATCTAAACTACGAAGGAGAAGGCACAGCTATTACAGCAGACCTTGCAGTTAGATATGACTACGATGATCAAAATACACCACAACCAGATAAAATATCAATATCATCAGGTGGAGGTGCAGCAGTTTATGGAGTTGCCCAATACAACAATGCAACATATGATGCATCAGGTATACCTTTAATCAGACAATCTGTAGAAGGATCTGGATTTGCAGTTGCATTAAAAATAGATGATCAAAGTAGTTCAGATGCCTTTTCAATAAAAGGTTTTCAACTAGAATTTACCCCAGGAGGAAGAAGATAATGGCAGGCTATTCAGCACGACAAGCAACATACACATCAGGCGATACTATAACGGCTGCTCATTCTAATGATGAGTTTAACCAGTTATTAGCCGCATTTAACGCATCTACAGGTCATACACACGATGGCACTGCAGGTGATGGCGGCCCTGTAACTACTCTTAGAGATAGTGATGCTTTAAACAAAATACTTGTAGATACAACAAATAATCATTTAGAATTTTATGTTGAAGTATCTTCAGCAGCAGTACAACAATTAAGAATACAAGATGGTGCTATTGTACCTATTACAGATAATGATATAGACTTAGGAACTTCCTCTCTTGAGTTTAAAGATTTATTTATAGATGGTACAGCTAATGTTGATGCTATTAATTTAAATGGTACACTTATTACTTCAACTGCAGCAGAACTAAATATATTAGATGGGGTAACAGCTACAGCAGCAGAACTTAATATATTAGATGGCGTAACTTCTACTGCGGCAGAACTTAATATTCTCGATGGTGTAACTGCAACTGCAGCAGAATTAAATATTATGGATGGAGTAACATCCACAACTGCTGAGTTAAATATATTAGATGGGGTTACATCAACAGCAGCAGAACTAAATTTAGTTGATGGTATTACAGCAGGAACTGTAAGTGCATCTAAAGCAGTAATAGTAGATTCTAATAAAGATTTAACTGGGCTTAGAAACTTAACTATCTCTGGAGATCTTACAGTATCTGGTGATGATATTACTATGGGTACAAACACTGCAGGTAATTTATTAATTGCAGATGGTACAAACTTTAATTCAGTAGCAGTAGGATCATTATCAGAAATATCTACAGTGGCTAATGATGACGTATTCTTAGCAGTTGATACTTCAGGTGGTGGTCTTAAAAAAATTGCAAGATCAGCAGTAGTAGCAGGACTTGCTACCTCAGGTGCTATATCAAATGTTGTAGAAGATAGTACACCTCAACTAGGTGGTGATTTAGATGTTAATGGTAATGGTTTAGTATCTACATCAAATGGTAATATTGCTTTAACACCTAATGGAAGTGGAGTTGTTAGAATTGATGGATCTAGTGGTATTGATATGCAATCAGGGTCTATATCAATTAAAAACTCTGGTGCTCAATCTTATATTGATTTTTATTGTGAGTCATCAAATGCTCACTATGCTAGATTACAAGCACCTGCTCACTCAGCATTTTCTGGTAATATAACATTAACTTTACCAGCTACTACTGACACTGTTACAGGTATAGCAGCTACACAGACTTTAACAAACAAAACTTTAACATCACCTAAGATAAATGAAAATGTAGCAGTAACTTCTACTGCTACAGAATTAAACTTATTAGATGGTATTACTGCTGGTACAGTATCTGCTTCATTAGCAGTTATAGCTGATTCAAATAAAGATATATCAGGATTTAGAAATGTAACTTTAACAGGTGAATTAGATGCAGGATCATTAGATATTAGTGGAGATGCAGATATTGATGGTACATTAGAAGCAGATGCTATTACAATTAATGGTACAACTTTAGCAGAAACTATATCAGATACTGTTGGAGCAATGGTAGGATCAAATACTGAAACTGGTATTGCTGTAACTTATGATGACTCAGATAATACATTAGATTTTGTAATATCAGCTCTACCATTAAGTAGTATAGATATTGATGGTGGTACAGATATTGGTGCAGATTTAACTACATCAGATTTAATTATAGTAGATGATGGTGCAGGTGGAACTAACAGAAAAGCTGCATTATCAAGAGTTGTCACTCTAATGACAGCACAAGGATTCAGTACAGATGATCCAACAGCTTTAGCTATAGCTTTAGGATAATAATCATTGACTTTTTTTAAAATAACGATATAATATTATATAGTAAATAGGAGGAAATAAATGGCAAATACGTTTAAGGTAGTAACATTTGCAGCAGAACCAGCTTCGGCAGGCACAGCGTACAAAATGTACACTTGTGCAGGAAGTACAACTACAGTTGTTCTAGGCTTGATTCTTACTAACATTCATACAACTGCAGTAACTGCAGAAGTAGAATTAGTTAGTGATACAGGTAGTAGAGGTGGTGCTAATGATGTTTCAAATGGTACTTCATTCTTAGCCAAAGATGTGAGCA